GGTCAGAATGCGTTGGATTATTTATTTAATTTGGATTCTATACCTAACCGAGGTACCATATCTAATTTTAATAACAACGCAAAAGGTAAAATTTAGTCGTAAGATATTATAAGTTTATGATCAAACATATGTATGAAGTTAAAGGAAGCGCTCAAGAAATTCAATTTCTTGAAGCGCCTGGGCTTACCAGATAAGCTTTTAAGTGTGCTAGCTAATCACCTAGTTACGCAGCTTAAAGGCGATGCTGAGGAATTACTTACTCCATTAGCTAAGCGGGTTGATCCACTCACTGTTCTTAATGAGTGGTCCGACATTTTCAAGGAAAATGCATACAAATGTAATGACGAACTTATAAGCTTAGAGGTTTCGAATGCCGCTAAGTTTGGTCCAAGATCTGTTGCAGTACCATGGTCAGAGCGTATCGACCAATTACGGTTCTCATATAATAGTCAAGCTGTAAATCGTCCTACTGATTTCCATATGGAGAAAGGACATGGCCGATTACATCCTGTATCATTAGATGAAGCTGTAAGTAAATCTAAAATGAGTTCTAGTTCAGGAATTCCTTTGTTAAGCAAGAAAGCTAAAGCATTGGATTTTACACTAAAGCACTTTAATTATTTACTAGAGCGTAAAGATCCGTGTGTGTTATACACACGTACTTCTGAAAAGAAGAAGACACGAATAGTTTGGGGTTATCCTTTTGCTGATTCACTATTAGAGAATAGATTTATCTTCCTTTATTAGAGTATCAAAAGCATAAATACTATCGTGCATCTTTGGTCGGCCCGGATGCTGTAGCTCACAGTATTACGGAATTAATAGATAATGCTTTGCTTAATAACTTAGTATTATACTGCGTAGATTTTAAGGCTTTTGATGCAAGTATCCATCACCAATATATCAAACTTGCTTTCGAGTACGTTAAAAGTTGCTATGATCCAATTTTCCATAGTTTTATCGATTATATTTGTTTAAGATTATGTACCATTGGGATTGTAACACCAACAGGTATTTTCAAGGGTTTCCATGGAATGCCTTCTGGTTCTACTTTCACTAATGAAATTGACTCCATCGTACAACTTGGTATAGCACTAACATGTTCTTTCATTCGTGAAAATCAATGTCAAGTGCAAGGTGATGATGGTGTTTACACTATGCGTAGGGAAG